CTGTGGCTGGTACACAGGCAGCTAGGTTTGGCTTGCGTAGGATATTATCTGGTGCAGGGAAGGCGGCTGCTGTTGAGGGTGCTATTGGTTTTGGACAGGGTGCCGTGCAGGAAAACGTGCGTGTTGAAACTGGCATACAGGATGAGTGGACAGGTGAGCGTACAGCATTTCAAGGTCTTGCCTCTGCAGCAACAGCAGGTTTGATTAACTTACCTATTGGTGCGATGCAAGCTAGAAAAGGAAACAGAGCCAATGAGTTGTATGAAACAGCTAAAGTAAAAGAAGCTGAACGTGCTAATGAGGCTGCTACTAAATCTAAAGAAGTGTTAGAAAATACCAGCACAGAAAAAAAGAATGAGGTTAAAGAAGTATTAAATGCTCTTGACCCAACTAGAGTGGCAGAGGGCAGAAGACTAAAGCAAGACCTTATGCCGGGTGATACTATGGAAGCAGCACTTGGTTCAGAAGTAGTAGATAATATTACTGCTGCTGCTATTCGTGTTAAAGACGAAATTAAACTAGAAAAAGGTGAACGTATTACTGACGGTCTTCACAGGCTTCTGGATGAAGGAAAGTTAGAAGAACTAGATGATATTCAAAAAATAATTGGCGAACACAATCTTACTATGGACCAGTTCTCTTTAGTATTCTATGCTGAAATATCTGATGCAGGTAAGAAACTTGGTACAATGTCTCGTTTAGAGGCTGCTGTTAAGGGCAAAAAAGGTAAAGTAAAAAAGACAGAAGTGGGTAGACTAACCGATAAGCTGGACGATTTGCATACAGCAGGGCGGTCTGGTCTTAGTGGTGATGACGTACTACAGCTAAACAGCAACGAAAAAGTAATGGCGTATGTAAAAGACCTTGACCGTATGCGTCTTGGTTTAATGACATCACAGCCAGCAACTACAATGCGTAATAACCTTAACGGTGGTATGCGCATTGCTATTGATGCTGCTGTGCGCACTATGGATAATGTAGTAGAAAATGCATATGCTGTAGTTGGACAGGGCAAATTTAAAAATCCATTTGATGGTACAATGGACTTAGCTAAGTATACGCTGAACCCATATGAAGGTATGGTTATACAGCAATTATTCCGCGAATCTTTTCCAGAGGAATCAGCTAGACTATTTAGACAAGCTGCTGACTTAGCTGCTGCAAATAGTTCAGAAACTGTGCTTGGTAAGATAGGGCGTAAAGTAAACGTACTTAACACCATGTCGGATAACTTTTTTAAGAGAGGTATGTTAGCTGCTTCTTTAAAAAGAAGGCTTAGTGATGAAGGGCTAGACTTAAATGACATAATCGCCAAAGGAGAGTTTGGTAAAATTGATGATGATATTATGCAAAAGGCTATACAAGATTCATACGAGTTTACATATCAAGCTGGTATGAAGGGAGATGACTTTTTTAGTAAACTATCAAGAGGTGTAAACAAAGCACATAGAGACTATCCATTTTTAATCTCAGCATTTATGCCATTCCCTCGCTTTGTTGCTAACCAACTAAAGTTTACCTATGAACATATGCCACTACTAGGTCTTATGCCTTTAGATAGATTAGGTTCTAAAGCCCCTGCAAGAAGCGCGGGTCAGTATTTTAGAGAAAAACTACCAAAGCAAATGGCAGGTAGTATGATGTTGTTTGCTGCATATCAGTGGAGATTAGAACAAGGTGACTCTGCTTACTGGTATGAAATTAAAGATGGCAAAGGTGACTACATAGATGGTAGACCTGTATATGGTCCATTTGCTCCATTCATGTTGGTTGCCGATTTAATCTATCGGGGTCAACGTGGAACACTGCCAACGTCTATCAGCCGTTACGTTAAAGATACTACACAAGCACTGCTTGGTTCTACATTTCGTGCAGGTACAGGTTTATATATGCTTGATAAAATGTATCAAGATATTGCAGATGGACGAGCAGAAAAATTTGTTGCAGAAACACTAGGTAATATTGCTAATACATATACATTACCACTTGCTGTAGTAAAAGATTTTTATGGACAGTTTGACAAGCAGTCTCGCGCCATACCTGAATCAAGAACAGGTGACAGAAAACCAGAGGAAGATTTGGTAAACTTTTTTGATATTTTATATAATCGCGCCACACGTTCTTTCCCTGATTTACCAACGCACATTGCTTTACCCGGTAAATATTTTGGCGATACTAAAATACCTGTACCTTTCTCAGAAGGTTATGACCAAGCAATGGTATCAGCAACTAAGACTGGTGAGTTACGTGCAGTCAACCCAATAGAAAAACAAATTTTTGGTTTTGGTAAGCGTACTAAAAATGCTATGGAAAAAGAAATGGCAAAACTCAACATCACTCCATATGAGTTGTACCGTAGGCCAAAGAATGATACACTAGATTTGTATATGCGTCAGGAATTATCGCGGGACAATCCTGATATTAATCTTGAACAGTATATGGAAAAGTTTATTAGTGGTGATGCCTACAAAAATTTACCATCATTGGAAGCAAAGCGTGTAAACTTTGAAAACGCAGTACGAGAAAAAATTGCAGAGGCTAAAAAGATTGCCGAAGCACGTATAGAGTTTGATGCAGGACAACGTGGCTTACCATATAGTGAACTAACAATTCAAAGCTGGGTTGATACAACCCCATTAATTAAACGTGCTGTTGAAAAAGAATATCTAGATAAGTTTGGTGGCAAGGGTGTAACAGAAGATAGAAACAAAACTATCAACATTGATGGCACAGATACTAATGTGTTAGTCTGGGCAACATCAAGAGCAGAGCAGATGAATAAAAAGGCAAGCAAGCTATGATGAAACTTAGCGAATTACAACAAATGAAGGATTTTGCCGAAGTAGATGAAATGTATTCTCCTGAACTATCAGAAGATGATTTGCGCTTGCCGGATAGATTTGAATCAAAAAATACCGGGACAAGTGTATACGAGGCTATAACAAATCCCGATATAAGTGTAAGCACTCCCGTGGGTTCAGCCAGCGAAGAGGAAATGAAAAAAGATTTATTTAGACAAATGGGATTATTGATGGATGCTTAACGATTGTCACCATCACCCTGTAAACGATTCCTAGCTTTCCTGTCTGCCAATTTATCCAAGTTGTCTTCCATGATTCTACCAAGGTTCATGTCCACTTCTTTAGCAAGCATGGCGCAATACCACATAACATCTCCAATCTCGTGACCAATAGCATTTAGTTTAGCATGGTAGTCTTCTCTGTCTGCACCATCACGTATTAGCTTCTTTGCTTTGTTAGCAATCTCGCCAGCCTCACCAGTAAGCCCAAGAGTAAGATACTCAAGGGCTTTATCTTTTGGAAAAATAGCAGTCTCTGCTGCTTTATTTTGATATTCTGTTGCAGTAATGTTACTCACATACCTATCCTTCATCCACTGTTCAGCTTCTTCCTTTAACCCCATTGTACTTACCCTTATCCAGATTCTCATAGTAGGCATCGTTCCAACCACGCTGCCACTCACGATACTGCATGGTGTTAGGGTCAAGGTTAGGACGGTTCTCTTGGTACACTTGTCTACCGTTCTTAGTGACCAGTCTACCACCACGTTTAAACGCATCATAGCCCCACTGGTATTGTATACGCAGTGGAGCATCATATTTTGTTAGGCCGTTACGCCGCATTCTTAGTCTCCTTAAATGCTTTGATTACGTCAGAGGAAAACAATTTCTGTAGATTTAACAAATACATTCTTGCTGCATTGTGGTCTCCACCAGAAACACTACGCTTGCTATCCAGATTAGCAATGATACGTTTCAACGACTTCGTGTCAAACACAATAGTCGCAAAAGTTTCATCACCAATGCAGAGATTGTGAAACCAGTAATCTGATTCCGTAGCGTTGATGCCACTTGGCTTACCATAGCACTCGTATTCGATTGCGATGTTGCCAGTCTTTTGCCACACGTCTCTTTCACTTTTCACCTCAATCTTTTTATCTTGTAGCATGTCAGCTACCATCTTCTCACGCACCTTACCATACTCAAGGTCAATGTCAAACTTCTTGCGGTCTTTAGTCGTTGGTTCCAGATTGGTCATCACTATCTCCTTCTTTTGTTTTAGGGAAGTATTTAACAAGCATCTCTAGCTTGTCGTGATAATTAGATAGTTTTTCTAGTTCTAAGTCTATTGTTTCTATTATATCAGAGTGTTCACCAATACCTATTGTATTATTCATGTACACTTCTATATTAGCTTTATGCTTGTTAATGCCACCAACTAAGTACGACACCTGTGCGTCTATTAACATATCTCTTATGCTCATTTAGTTCTCCTTTCTTCTTTTGGTAAATACATAATAACATCGGCTTTACAATCCTCATTTGGACAAGAAAAATTACTACTCATACAATAGTAATCATCTTCGTGGTCCATGTCAATATCCCCACCCCAAATTAATTCGGAGCCACAATACCAGCAATCCATCACGCTGCCGTTAAGTCTACTACTTCACAAACGCCAGCCGTACATGCCAACTCACGCCCACCTGATGTAGTATCTTCCTTCTCAAACTCTTGCAACAATGACCAGTCTACATTCTTTGGCATCTTTGTCAAGAACTTTTTGTATTCATCCTTATCTATATCCTGATAAGGTGCTTGCTGATATGTATGCTCACTGAATGGCAGGAAGCTGATACCAGATACCTCATCAAAGTGTTCATACACCCAAGCACCTACCTGCATCCACTCGTGTTCTTTTACAGAGATTGTTACAGATGGCTTATGCTCACACCAGTAACGCTGATAGGTAAGCCATAACTTTAGCTGTTCTATTGCGTTCATCTGTGTGCGTGTAATAGCACCCAAGGGTGACTTCATAGGGAAGCTGAACACTGTCGTTGAGTCGGGTTTCATTACGTCAGGTTCAGCAGGTATGCCCTGTGACACAAGGAACTGTGTCAATGGGTCTTTGTTATCACCACGAACAGTTCGTATATAGTATGGATTATGTCTAGCATGAATACCTGACGCTGCGTCAGTAAGCTGTGACACAGTGCCGCTAGGCTTAACACAGGTCACTGCAGTAGACTGTGGTATCCCCAACTGCTTTGCCATAGCTGCATTGGTGCGCACTGCCTCATCTCTTAATATGCCAAGTAATATAGGTAACTTATCACCTGTAGTAGATGTCATGGCGTTATCCATGATACCTGTCAAAGAAACACCAAGCAAACGCTCTTCTTCTGTATTATCTTTCCACACTTTGCGTAGATACTTAAAATTAGTCAATGTAGCTTGGAACGTACCAAGTATTGTAGCAAGCCTCACCTTTTCTTTTAATGTATCCATGGTATCGCTTTCACGAATGACTACTTCAGATAGGTTACAGAACTGATAGGGGCGTAGAATAATCTCAGAGCAAGGGTTGCAGCCAAAGTCTTGGTCAGCATCACGCCTGCCATTCTTAGCAGCCTGCACCTGTGCAGACTTTCTATTGAAGATACCACGCTCACCTGACTTGCTATCGTACAGAGACAACCACTCACGCATGAATGTACCCATTTCTGGCTTACCTTTGTATGCCACAGAGTTATTAGCTAACGCACGTTGACCTTCGTTCTCCCACCACTTACCTGACTTGGCATGTGCCATCTGGTCATCGTTTAGATTAGACAAGCTAATGAGTGCGCTACGGCGCACACCGCCTACGACTACAACTTCACCAATCTTACACATGATGTCATGGCACTCAATCGGGTAAAGTCTACGACCTGCTGCTCTCTTGAACTTCTCAACACAGAAATCAAACAACTCAACCAATGGCTGTGGACCTGATGCCCTACCACCAAACGTCTTGAGCCTAGCACCTGCAGGACGCACCTCTGATACATCCCATGCTGGTATCTGTCCTGCATACAACATAGCAATAAGTTCTTTTAGAGACTTTGCCCAGCCCGGTCTGCTATCACCTACCTTGATAATTGTGTCCGTCTTATAGAAATCCTCTGCTACTATAGGCAGCTTTTCAATGTTATGACGCTCTACGCTGAAGCCTACGCCCGTACCACACATGAGAATGTACATAGTCTCGTCAAACGCACGTGGGCTATCTACAGGTACGTAAGAACAGTTGTATCCACCCACGTGGCATCTGTCCAGTGCGGGGCCACTGGTCATCAACGCTCTCATGCTAGGCATGACACTTATATTAAGCACAGCCTCTTCTAACTCTGCCCGTAGTTCATCAGATAGTTTATAGTCACATTTGTCTGCTAGATGCTGTTCCATATAATCAAAGTATCTGCATACAGTTTCACTCCATGTCTCTCTACGTTGCTCCTCCTCTTTCCAACGTGCGTAACGGGACAGTGCTATAAAGTTTTGATAATCTGTAGGTAATTGATTGCTTCTCATTTCTTACTCCGTAACTGTTCTTATGTTCTTAATATTAGCACCATCAATGTCATAAAAATATTCTTGGATGCTTTCCTCTAATTCGTCACCTACTCTCCCATCGGCAGGCACGGGGTATTCTTCATCGTCTATCTCAATGGTTATGTACATTTTAACTTTCATCACCTGCCATAACCTCTTCTATTAATTTCTCCAAGTACCACTTGGCCTTTTGCAAATCCTCTAGTGGTTTGTCTTTGTAGTCAAATCGCCAGAGATACTTCATGACATTGCCTTGCAAGTAATACTTGAAGCCCTTATCAGTTGCAGCAGAGATAGCATGAATGCACTCAATTCCTGTTTGGTTGTAGTGTGGTGGGTTATTAACCATATCAACAACATTGTCACTTTGTTTATTTGCTTGTGCCATACGTAACTCCTCTTGTGCTATCATTGCTTTCATAAAATCCTCGTGCCTACTCATGCTGACCCCTTAGTTTTTGTGTTAAACTGTAAGTGAACTACGTTACCGTCATAGGTTTTTTCAACGCCCACTTCTTCTTCTAGTTCTACACTAATATCACTCTCATTGTCAATAACTTTCATTACATATTCGTGAGCAATGTTACGTAATTCTTCGACCTCTTCCATTACAGGAACAGAGGCACACATCATTTTAGTGAAGTGCATAACTTGATGATAGTCTTCATCAACCAGTGGATTATCTGGCATAGCCATAATGGATATATCAACCTCACCAGACCACCTACCATTATCATCTGAGAATGGTCTAACCCGAATAATAAAATCCTCGTTGCTAATTTCTTTAGATAGTTTAGTCATCATCCTGTCCATGTCTATCTCCTTTTTACTTTTGTACCACCAAATTTAATAAACTTAGGGTGTTTATTCTTACCCTTTTCTTTTAACCAATCTTCAGGGATGATTCTATCATAGTAAAGAAACCCATGTTTTATACACCACTGAGCATAACTTGTCTTTGAATTTTTTTGTAATTTGCTTTTACTATTTGTAAAAACAAAACGAATATCTAAATTTGGATGTTGTTTCTTTATGCACTTGTGTTTTCTTCTATCTGCTACAGTAAATCTACCTTTAGTTTCTATTATAATACCGTTAGGCAGCACAAAATCTGGCGTATATGTTCTATAAGCTAAGTCTTCCCATTCAATCTTAATACCTTCATACAAAAACTTTATCTTTAGTTCTTGTAAGTACTCAGATATTTTTAGTTCCAGACCGCTACGATAACCATACTTTCGTGCTGCCCTAAATTGTTTATACGGTGACACTATGCCGTATCACGCCATGAGATAAATGGACTACGGTAGCCTAAAGCCTGTAGCTCTTCGCGCAAGACCTT